ATGGGTGGGATAGAGTTTTGTCAATGGCTGAAGTGGATAGAATCCTCGCAGAAGACTTGGCTACATTCGAGCGAGGTGTACTTAGACTATGCCCTACAGGACTTGCCCAAGGTAGGTTTGATGCCTTGGTTAGCTTTAGCTTCAATGTGGGGCTGGGAAACCTCCAAAGATCCACAATAAGAATGAAGCATAATCGTGGAGACTTTGAAGGCGCTGCTGAAGGGTTTATGGCTTGGACTAAGGCAGGTGGTAAAGAGCTTCCCGGACTAGTTAAGCGCAGGAAGCATGAGAGAGATATGTATTTAATCCCAACTGACGAGTAGTCTAAGGAATAAGAAGTCTACCACTAGGTAGTTGGTTCCTTCCTCTGGGTCTTGGACGTACTCTGCTCCACACATAATACCACAAATCAAGTTAAGTTCTATAGTCATATTAGATCTCGCAATGTCCAGCTACACAGGCTAGTGTCTGAGCACCTTCAACATTGTCATCCTCTTCCTTAAGATTATCCCAATCAATTGTCTCAGGCATCTTAGCCTTTAACTCCTCGTACTGCTCTTTCGTACACTCCTCGTAAGGCGCTTGTCGATAAGAACCTCCATCCCAAGGCAGGAAAGAGATACCACTAATCTCATCGAAGTTCCTCCACACCCACGCTCCTACGTCCATCCACTCATCCTCTTTGACAGAGATAGTCACAGAAGGTTTGTGCTCACACCAGTGACGCTGATACATAAGCCATAGGTCAAGGTGTTGCATGGCTGTTAAGTGCTCACGAGTACGAGAAGACTCTGGTGCTTTTACTGGGAAAGAAAACACAGCAGTGCTGTCAGGTCTCATGACACAGTCCTCTGTAGGAATACCAGAGTCTGTTAAGAACTTCGTAAGAGGATCTTTCTTATCTCCACGAACACGGCGAACATAATACTCACTATGTCTAGTATGAATACCAGAGGCAGAATTAACAAGTTGAGACACAGTGCCACTAGGTTTGACACAAGTAATCGCAGCAGACACAGGAATTCCCAAGCGTGTTGCAAACTCATTGTTGGTAGTAATGGAGACATCGCGTAAGTATTCAAGAGATTGCGTAGTGCTTTCACAGACCCTCCCCATCCAAGGATTATCTAAGATACCAGTTAATGATACACCCAAGAGACGCTCCTCCTCAGTGTTCTTCTGCCAAATCTTACGAAGATATGGGAAGTGTGTTAGAGTGCTCTGGAACGTGCCTAAGATTGTGGCGATGCGTACCTTCTTAGCCAAGTCTGCAACGGTATCCTCTGCCCGTACAACAACTTCTGTGAGGTTACAGAATTGATAGGGGCGTAGTATGATTTCGCTACAGGGATTAGTTCCGAAGTCATAATCCTGATCACGTCTTCCGTTCTTTGCAGCTTGACTTTGACTTGCCTCTCGTGAGAAGATTCCTCGCTCTCCAGAGTGACTGTTGTAAAGGCTTGTCCATTCTTGGAGAAACTGTCCAATATCTGGCTTATTAATGTAAGCTGCGCTGTTGTTAGCAAGTGCTCTATGTCCTGTTTGTTCCCACCAGTTTCCACTCTTTGCGCTCCTCATACGGTCATCTTCGAGATCAGACAGACTGATCATTGCACTCCTTCGTACCCCACCGACAACAACAACTTCCCCGATTTTACAGAGAATATCATGACACTCGATTGATGTAAGTTTTCTACCAACTGCTCCTCTAAATTTGGCAATAGTGAACTTAAAAAGTTCATCCAAAGGTCCGGGACCAGAGGCACGTCCTCCAAAAGTTTTGAGCCTGGCTCCAGCAGGTCTAATTCTGCTAAGGTCGTATCTTGCCACTTCCCCAGAGTATAGTAAAGCGATGAGTTGGCGTAATGCCTTAGCCCACCCTTCCTTAGAGTCTGCAACCGAAATAGTAGTTTGAGAATCAAACAACTGATCTGGTACTTCAGGTAATTGATCAACATATTTGTGCTCCACAGAAAAGCCTACACCTGTGCCACAGAGTAGGATGTACATGGCCTCATCGAAGGCTTTAGGGTCATCAACGGGAAGATAAGAACAGTTGTAGCCGGCAGTGTTGTCCCGGTCAAGGGCTTTACCTGCGGTCATGATAGCCCTCATAGAAGGCATCACTTCCAGGTTCTTGACTGCACTGATAAGTTCTAGGCGTAGGTCATTGTTAGGACTCCACTTGTAGTTCTTGTCTAGGTGGTCAAACATAAAAGCAAAGTAACGGTCTACTGACTCGCCCCAGTGCTCTCGGCGGTTTTGATCAGGGATGAACCGGCTGTACCGGCTCTTGGCAATAAAGGTGCTATAGGGTGTCATCTAAATCAATCTCCAATTCATCAAATTTATCTTCTATCTTATCGGCAAACTTCTCTATTAGTTCTTCTGAAGAAATATCTAGCACTTCCAAGATTGTAATTTCGTCTAACTTCTTCATTCGCTCCATTATATCTCTAATCGTCAACGACATAATCTTTTCAGTGCTTCATCAAGCCCTGCCTCCCAGTTAGTATAAGGTTCATAACGTATAAGTTCCACTGAGTCATACCATGTAGTCTTGTCTGTATCAGTAGGCAGGTAAAACCATCCTGTCTTTGATGCAGAGCCAACCAAGTTCAATGTCCTTACCCCAAGTGCTCCTGCTAAGTGCGCTACACCAGTGTCAACAGTTACGACTGCCTTCAATGACTGTATCTTCTTAGCCGTTTCAAGCCAACTTCTACCATCCAAGTTCTCTGGCATAAAGTCAGGCTGAATCTGTAATGATACCACTTTGTGCTTCTTTGTCAACTGATTATAGAACTTTTCTGCTAAGTTTCTAGGAATAACTTTGGCACTGGCGTTCCATGAATCATTGTCACTGTACCAGCAAAACCCTATCTGGCTAGTCTTCTTAACACCCTTAAACTTGAAGTAGCCAGCACTGCCATAGACAGGGCCTCCATCGTCCATAGGAAACAGATTGTACTGTAGCAACAGAGCCGGTATAGACATTACCTTGACCCGCATTGCCGGTACTTGGCAGTTCTCATCAGTCAGGACACCATCGACACCATCGAGCGAGGCTATCAGGTTCATCAGTGGCTTTTGCATATAGACACTAACAGACTTTACTGGCAGCTTCTTGAGCAGAGGTATGAACCTAGAGAACATGATTGTGTCGCCAACGCCTTGCTCGTTAGTGACTATCAGGTGTCTATCTCTAACATCATACCCTGGTTCCCAGATGATGGACCTAGACAGCGGTGTCTTCATTCCAAGGGCAAACTTAACCTTACGAATCTCACGGCACTCATACAGGTTAAAGCCCTTACTCCACTGAGCCTCTTTTAGTAGACCATAGGCCCTATCAAGATCACGCTGACTCATTTGTAATACACAGCCTTTATCTTGTCGTAGTTCTCGATAGCGTATTCAAGATAGTGCTTTGCCTTCTCAAGGTCCTCTTTGCCGTTCTTCTTAGCGTGACGCTGCACATACTTAATCACATTACACAGCCAAGGGTCCATCTGCCAATCAAGGAAGACATCCCAAGGCTGGATCTGCGTCTTGTAATGGTTGCCACCAATCTGCCTAGCCTTGATGTAGTCCGCTAATGTTTCAAGCTGCTGTGACATGAGCGTGTTCCTTTACGGCTTTGGTTGACTTTGACCAAGTTCCACAATGGGTACATTGGAATCTTTGAAAGGTTCCTGTGGTCGTATAACTAAAACCTCTTTTTTGTAGTTTGGCACTTCCGCAGGTGGGGCATCCAGTGGAATTATACAGGTTACGATTAGGATGGTTTCTACCAAGCCAAGGGAGCAGACGCTCATAGACTTTCTCCAATAGAATAACGTCTTGTTTGTTGTACTTCTCCATCACTTTCCAAGCATCAGGGTCTTTGTTCATGCACTTAACCCAGAGCTGATAGCCCTCATGCGATGCCTTCTTGCCAAGGTCGAGCCTCTGTGCAATGTGGTCTAGCTTATTGCTTGCAAAACGAAACTCTTTACGAACTACCTTTAGCAAGTCAATCTGCTTATAGGGAGCAGGTGGTGCCAGATGGTGCAGCAGGAACTCTTTGTTCAGCACAGGAATGTCAAAGCGAGTGCCGTTATAATGACAGACTGCATCGGCCTCTGAGATTAGGTCATGGATCTTACGGAGCATGAACTTAGGCTTACTGTCTTGCACAGAAGAGAACATCACTTCTTTAGAACCGTACCACTTAGCAGCCCAACACAGAACATAAGACGACTCTAACAGATGGTCTGGGCTGATGTACTGGTCACGAAGGCCCCAAATGTGTGCAGTGTTGGGGCTTGTTTCGATGTCTAGCATCAGTAGTTTCATTGGTCATCCTTGTTTAGTGCTTCGACATAGTCCTCTAAGATTTCATCAGTATTAACTTCCCTGTTGAAGAAGTCTTGGAAGAGGCACTCATGGCGTAGGCCTTCAATGACTACACGCTTGCGGACACCTTCAAAGCCGGTGTGCTCAAGGAACTTACAGAACTGCCACAGAATGGTTTCCCATGTCTGGTCATCAGCGAACTCATGGAAGGACTCTATCGTTGTCTTTGATGGAAATGGACTGTTGCTGTCGTCTTCAAAGTCACCACCTTCATAGATAAATCGAAAACTACTCATTGCTTGCTCTCCTTAATAATTCAAAAAAGTAAACACAGTCTACCACAACCAAGGGCTTATCTCTGTTTTGCTTGACAACGACAACTGGCTCGTATCCTCCTGCATTTGCTTTTGCTTGTTCATAGAATCCGTAAACAGAGATACTTGCTCTGGACTTGCATTCCAGACTAATTGGCAACTGCCGTCTGGCTGCTGGACTGAGTAGCAGATCCTCCCCCGTTGCGCCCATACTAACTGAACGGACATCATCTTGCTCTAGGTTGAACTTTGCTAGGATTAGGTCCCTTACGGCTTGTTGCAGGACTCGCCCTTTTGCTTTCGCTGACGATGGCTTCAAAGCTGATTTCCTTTCTGTTTTTAACCCAAGCCTTTGGTATGTGCATCCTGGCATTACTGCTCTCCATGCTGACTGTGCAGGCAATACAGATGGCTTCTTCTGTTTCACCAACAAGCCAACCGATGCTTTTACACGCATGGATTTCTGGTTTGACATTCTCTTGCCATTCGACATCAGCTACGGCATCCACCCACTCGATATAGATTATCGGGGCTTTCTCCAAAGTTGATTTGGCTTTCTTCGTATCCATAGTAACTGCGCCTGTTCGCATAAGTATTCCTCATTGTTGTCATAAGCCTTCAATACTGCCTCATAGAGTTGGTCTTCAGTCTTACAGCCCTTTAGTATCTTCTCAGCCTTCTTAGGGCCTATTCCATGCAATCCTGGTATATTGTCAACACGGTCCCCAGTGAGGACTTGTGTGTAGAAAGTATACAGGGTGTCATCTTCATCCACCCAAAACTTCTCATTCTTACGCATATTGTAATGCCAGCCACGAATCATGTTCAGATCCTTGTCTGTCGTGCAAATGATATAGTCTTCAGGTTCCATAGAATAGGCAGCAATACCAAGGGCATCATCAGCTTCCTGATACTGCTCCACAGAAAACCCCCAAGCCGAAGTCAGATAATCCCTAAGCAGGTTTAAATGCTTTGGCTTGTCCTGTGTCCTAGTTCCCTTGTAGGGCTTAGTCTTTGCAATGCTGATACGGAAGTTCTCATAGCCGGTAAGAAAGCCTTCGGCATCAGAACAGTCAGCGTGTATAAAGACTAAGTCTTCCAAGTACTCTGAGCACTTTGATAAGGCGGTCTTCTCATCGTAGTCCTCACAACCAGCAGCTACTGTGTAGGCTACGATGTCACCGTCTACCAAAGCAATCATTACAGGGCTTCTTCCGTTACTGGAGCGTCTTCGGCATCATAGGCGACCAGGTTATCAATGGTCATCTTGATTAACGAAGCAGACAGGCCTTTCTTGTTCTTGAAAGCCCACTCGTAGGTACCGACAACAGCAGTGCCTGAAGAGCCGTTACCGATGGCTACATCGATCAGACTAGCACCAGTCTTATCAAAAATCTTGTCCATCTGACGTACAGACTTACAAGTAATGTAGAAGCCTTTCTCTGGCTTGTCTTCACGCTTGCGTACTTCCAGGCCAATGCCTTCAAGAGCCTTGACTGCATTGTCACTAAGGTTAGTCAACTCAAGCTGATACTTCTCAGACATCTCGTTGATCTTGTTATGGTTACACCACATAACGGTGGCTTTGACTGTAACCGGCTTTGCATCACTCATATAATTCTCCTTTAGGTTAGTGAGTAATTTTGTTAGACTTCGGTTCTGCTGCTTCAGAAATCATTATACAGGCAGTTTCTAGTATGTCAAGCATTTCTTCATATTTATTTGTTAAATCTTTACTGTAGGCCACATGGATGGCCCCATCGATGACCGCTATCATCAAGGCAGACTCTGGCTCCCCAAGGTCTTTAAAGCTGTCTAGTGCGTTTGACACCAATTATCTCCAATCTTATATTCGCCGTCCAAGGGGCAGCGTAGTTTAAGGGCCCTGCCTGCTTTTCTGATGCTCTCTACTGCTAAAAACCCTACTCTTTGTGCGTGTTCTTCCTTGACTTCTAACTGGAACTCGTCATGCACATTGACAACAAACTTGGCATCTAACTTGTTCCTACGGATGCTCTCGTCTAAGAACACCAGAGCCTGCTTCATCACTATCGCACCAGCACCTTGTAAAAGTGTGTTGAGGGCTGCGTGTTCGGAGCGAACGAATAACCTACGTCCATCAAGACACGGTAGGTGCCCTTTATCGGAGAGTTTGTCAACCGTGCTGCGAAGAGCCTGCAAAGCTGGCGTGTTCCTAAGAAAAGAATCGATGAGCCTTTGCCCTTCCTTGGCTGAACCACCAACAATCGACCCGATTTTGGTAGCCCCTGCGCCATAGAGGAATGCATAGATAAACGTTTTGGCTTGCGCCCTTGTAGATAACCCCGCAGCTTGCTGGTTCTTGGTATGTACATCAGTTCCCAAATCCTGCGAGCCTTCCGTGACCGTTTTAACATAATCCTGATCCTTCATGTAGTGAGCCAACATACGCAATTCTAACCCGCTTGCATCAGCACCAACCAATTTATAGCCCTTTGGTACGGTGAATAGGCCACGGCAGTCCTCACCATAGGGAGAACCCACCGAAGGCACCTGGGCCATGTTAGGGCTGTGGTGTGTCATTCGTCCCGTGACTGCTCCGTTGGTGATGACTTTACCGTGAATCCTGTGGTCGTCTGTCGTATTCTCAATCCACGACTCAACCATAGCCACCCGTTTCTGAAGCAAAAGGTATTCTGCGATTGCTTGGGCCTCTGGAATATCAACATTTGCAAGAGTTGATTCATCGACAATCACTTGACCTTTTTCGGTGTGCTTGGTCGGCTTCCAACCCTTTTCTTGGAGGCGCTTGGCGATTTGCTGCCTCGAGCCGGGGTTGAAGACTTCGATATCGTCCTTGAGTTTCTTTCCAGTTTTCTCTGAATAACGCTCGGTTGTGATTGGAGGAAAGATGAACTGTAGGGATGCCTCAATTGTGCCCATTTTATCTTTAAGTCCTGCCAGAAGTACCATAGCTTTTGGCAGATCGAATTTAAAACCGTTTCGCTCTTGCTTATAGATGATGGCTGCGACTTTGTGTTCAAGGTCGATACTTTCTTGCGAGAAACCATGATTGTCCTTCTCCTTTAAAAGTTCAAAGTAAGTTAACTCCAGTACTTCTACATCACGCCTGCAATACTTCTCAAGCAAACCCATGTGTGGCTGGTCAAACGGTAGAGTGCTCTTCTTGTCAAAAGAGAGTTTGTTGATCCTGTGCCAGACCCTCTTGTAATCTATCTTCTTCTTGCCTAGCCTGTTGCCCCAGCTTTCTAGACTGTGTCCGTTTTCTCTGTTTGGACTCATCAGCCTTGACATGACTAGGGTGTCTATGCACATCGATGGAGTTATCTTCGTATTCCATAGCCTGTTCAAGATTGGGAAGTCGAAGCTGATTCCGTTGTGCGCTACTACTTGTGGTTGTTCCTCTAACATTTTTAATAAAGTGTCTGCCTTGTGATGACATCTAACTTCTCCGCTTTTTAGTTCCTTTGTTACGCATAGGTGGATCTGGCTCAACTGGGAGTTGGTCTCTATGTCCAGGAAAACTATCGACTTCTGTCCAGCTTGATTCATCTTCGCTCTTCTTTAGTAATTTGCCGTCATCTGTTAATAGGTACAACGTCAGGACACCACTCTTATTTATTACGCTTGTAACGCTTATCGGCTTCATTTGCTATCCTCCTTAACTCTGAAGCTGCTACCACAAATGCCTTCTGTGTATCATCCATCGTAGGCCACTGCTCAATCTCTGACATCAGTCTAAAGCAGGAAACACAATATACACCTGTTTTATCAACTTTGCAAATTGTTTTACATGGGCTCATTTGATGCTGTTCTTCAGATTCATCAGTTCTGTATTAAGCCGAAACACCAAGGCATCTAGGGTACGATTCTCATCCTCAAGCCTTTCCATCCTAGCCCTCATCATAGCGTTCTCACGCTCTAACTCGGCACAGTAGGCAGACACATAAGCATCCAAGTCAGCCTTAGTTTTTATGTAGTCTAATGGGTTGTAGGGACTAAGTTCAACCTCATAGGGCACACCAGACACTCGTTGCTTAGACATTTAATCCTCCTTAGAAGCCAGCCAAAAGGCGAAGATAATGACAAATAGCAGAAAAAGCAAGTAGTTAATCATTTTGTAGCCATCCAATAAAGACCTACGTTAGAAAAGGCATAACCGGCATACACCACCAACAGAGCAATGTTACCCTTCATACCCTGCTCTGCGGCGATGTAGGCATAGATACAGCCGGTCACGATGATCAGCCAGCTACTCATGCCTGCTTCAGCAGTGCTAGGCAGTCTTCAAGTGCATTCATCAGTGCCTGCCTTTCAGGATTGTGGGCATCAGAGTATTTTCCACTGACCTGCCTTAGGTCAATAAACTCTAGCACCAAGTCTTCCAGCTTCTTATCGATGCTTATAGCAGGAACGTTGCCGTCATCAGTAAAAATAAAACACTCAACATTACCACTATCGCCCAGTCCAACACAGGTATCAACCTCCAGTTCTAACTTCATTTTAGGTAATCTCCATAGATTTTAAGAAAGTCCATCACATCACGCTTTGCATCAGAGTCGAGCAAGTGCCCGTATTCTTCAGGATGATTAAACTTACTAACCAGTTTAACAGCAACCTTGATCTGTGCTGTCAGCTCTTCATTGACCTCTTCAAGGTCTTTGATGCGCTCTTCTAGCTGCTCTACGGCTGTGTAGTCCACAGTGTCGTAGTCAGCATCATTCCAGTAGTCATAAGAATATTCAGTCATTTCAAGCCTTTCAGTATTGATGATATAAAAGCAAAGCAACCTATCAGTAGTGCAGATGTCATAGTGCCTCCTTAGTTTTTCCGTCATTAGCAAATTCGCCGTGGTACTTATGTCTAACGTCTTTTAACAGTGCCTCTGCTTCTTCTACTGTGTCGCACTGCTGATGAAAAACATTCTTGCCGTTAACTCTTATTCTTGCAATCCACTTCTGTGCTCGTGAGTACCAAAAAACATTCTTAACACCACTTTTATTATTCTTATACTTCCTAGTATTAAAACCGTTTTGCGAGATAGTGGCTTTCCTTAAGTTTTCTATCCTGTTGTCTAATGGGTTTCCGTTGATGTGGTCTAGGTACTCAGGCAAGAATCCATGATGATAAAGAAAGATTAGCCGGTGCAACAGGTACTCTTTACCATCAATTTTAACACGCCAATATCCTGTTATCTTCTGTATGCTTCCTGCTTTCTTACCTGTAAGTCTTTTTAATCCCTTGTCTACTTTCCAATAAAGCCAGCCGTCATCGTAAGAAAATAGTTCTTTAAGATAGTCTTGGTTCACAGTGCGGCCTCCGTTATCTCATTCATGCGGCCTGTGTGCTTGTCGTAGAGAACGGCACAGGCTTTGCCGGTCTCTCCGCTGTATCGGTTTTTAATAACCCTGACCCTAGTGGTGTTCCTCTCGATTGGGTCTTCATGCTGTGCTGACCTTTCCAATCCTAACACCATATCAGCTAATTGTCCAATACTTGCTGAACCCCTTAATTGGGACAGACTAGTGGCTGCACCTTCTTCATGGCCTTTACCCTCTGGCCTGCGGAGATGGGACACCACAAACAAGGCCACCCCTGTCTCTTGCACAATCATACGCAGCTTGGTCATAATCTCATCAATGGCTTTGCGCTCGTCTCCATGATCCTGAGCAGACACCACGATAGAGACATGGTCGAGTAGAATGTACTTGCAGTCTAGTCCTTTGGCAAAGTATCGAACCCGATTGATGATGTTGTCGATTGCGGTAGAGCCAAAGCAGTCATAAAAGAAAAGCCTATCAGAGCCAAGGGTCTTATCAAAGGCTTCTTTTTTAGCCGATTCTGTTGCCTCAGTCTCTGCCAAGTGCAGTGGCTTATTGATCGCCAATGACATCAGAGACAAGGCAGTCCGCTTAACTGACTCTTCCAAGAACATAATCCCGATATTGTCCTTGGTCTCACAGAGCAATTGCCAAATGACCTCACGAATAAACTGAGACTTACCAAGACCGGAGCCAGCAGTAACCACCACCATCTCTTGCTGTCTGATACCGCCTGTCATACCATTGAGGCCAGCATAGGGATAGTGCGCCTGAGCCTTTGGCAGTGGCTGCATAACCAACTCGAACAGCTCAGAGCCAGCAACGATACCGTCAGGCACATAAGTCTCTGCCGCCCACCATGCCTTTACGAAGTCCGCAGATTTGTTGTCCTTCAAATAGTCGCAAGCATCCTTGAACCCTTTGCCCATTTTCATAATCTTGACCTTAGAACCGAATAGGTCAGCAACGGCTAGAGCAGCCTCTTGACCAGGTTCATCAGCATCAAAGGCAAGCACCACAGTCTCAAAGCTGTCGATGTACTCGAATTGGGCTTGGCAGTCCTTTACAGCCGACTGTGCCCCATTCTTGATTGACACCACAGGATAAAGCGAGCCGGTCATCTGAAAGGCAGCCAAGGCATCTAATTCGCCCTCACAGATGGTCAGGTACTTACCACCGGCAGGGTACCGATTCTGCCCAAACAAGGTAGCCTCTTTAATGTTGCCTTGAGACCTGAATTGCTTGTCTGCCACTGATCTGACCTTGAAAGCCACCTCAGTACCCCTATCGTCAGTGTAGGGATAATAATGTTCTGTCCCTGTTTGTCTGACACCATAGGCTTCACAGGTAGCTTTTGTGATACCCCTCTCAGGTATGCTGAGGAATTGACCGCTAATGCCCTTTAGAGGCTCTACAACAGGTTTCTGAGTCATGGTTAGTACCTTACCCCTTCCTTGGTCAGAGAAGCCCTCTGAGAGCGTTTTAGAGGCTTTGTGGCACACAAAACAATAGGTGCTGTCATCTGAATAAAC